CCAAGCTGCTGTTCAATCTGGCGACGATATTCAAAGGCCGTGTGCTCGTTGATGTGCGCCATCATTGACTGCATCATTGCCTGTGCCCCCGGATTCTGTTGCATAAGTTGCTGAATCTTCGGGTCTTGCATGGCAGACATGTGCACCATGATGTGAGCCTGATGGTCTTGGTACAGGAACGCCTTGACCGGCTTCATGGTGATGATGTTCTGGTTCTCAGTCACCGGGTCGAGCGGCTTCTGGTCCTCATCCATCGGCACCAGCTTGTCCGCATCCTTGATACCCAGCACGTCGAGCATCTGGCGGTTCAGGAGCGGCATGTTGTAGAGCGTGGGGTTTGCCTGCGCCAACTGCTGCACTGCCTGCATCTGCACGATCTTCTGCGCCATGGTGGCCGCGTTCGGATCAGATACCGGGATCACGTCAACGTTGTCGTAGTCGCTGCGTTTGGCGAACCTATTGCCCACCTCCGGCTCGTACTCGTACTCCTCCGGCGTATAGTCGGCAATGATCTCCTTCAGCAGCCCCAACTCCTGCTTCATCGAGTAGTGGATGCGTGCTTGGATAGCCGACATGTTCTTGAGGGTGCGCTCCAGAATTGCCAGCGTGGTGCCTACCGGGGCTTGGGCAGACATGTCAGACAGGCTTAGATCTGCGGTGTTAGCGAACCGACGCCCCTCCTCCATGATCTTGTCCATGAGGCCAGCCAACACCTGCGACGGCTCCTTGTACGGCAGAGGCAGCAGGTTGTCCCGCAGCGTGCCAGACGGCACGTCTACATCGCGCCATTCACCGGGGGAGATCGGGGTGTCATCACCCTTTACCCGCATCCCGCGCGTTTTAAAGCCCCCCGGAAGGTTAGACAGGGTGCCCGCGTCCACCAACTGACGGATAAGACTTGTGCCGCTCTTGGCGAACGCACCGATCAGGTGGATCAAACCGAAGCAGTAGAACCCGAAGCCGGGGACGTATCCGTAGTGCACGAAGTGTTGCCGGGGCTGGTGCGAGTCATCATCAGGCTCCCAGTTACGCCGAACCGCCAGTACCTTCCCAGACCCCTTCTCCAGCGTCACCACGTATGGCAGCGCGATCCCAGTCTCCTTGCCGTCCTCCTTGTGCTCAAACCCTTTCAGGTCCAAGTGCACGTGCATCTCAAGGATCTTGTACCGGTCATCCGAGATAGCCCTGAACCCCAGCTTCTCGGCAATCTTCTTCTCCACCTCGTCCAACACGTTGTCGGGAGCGCCAAGCTCAATGTCCCGGTAGAACCCCGCGTGCTGCAACCGCTTCAACTCGTTCTCGGTCTTTCGCATCACGTGCGTGACCCGTTCAGCAGCCGCCAGATCACTTGCGCCATATGGCACCACGAGGTCTTCAGCAGGCACGAACATTGACACCTGACGCTGGAGGTGCGGGTCGAAGTAGACCTTCTTGAACGCGTTGCCCGCGAGGCCAAGCCCCCAGAGCATTCGCTCGTGCTCGGGACGGAACTCCTTCATCACGTCCGTCAACTGGTAGTTCATGTCCTCCGCAACCCGTTCTGCGGCGGCTTTCTTGTCGGTGGTTTCCTTGCCAATGATTTTGGTCTTGACCGGCCCGCTCGCAGGGAACGTAGCCATCATCGTTTCAGACTGGAACTTTACGAGGGCTTCTGCAAGGATTGGGTGGTACACCCCGCAAGCGCCCTGCCACGGCTCGGACCGCTCCTCGATCTTGAGCCCCAACAACTCCAGCCCATCTACATACGTCTGCATCCAGTCCCGACGGGACGCAATGTCATCAGTGAAATCGCCAAGCAACTCGCCTGCAAGCGACTCAAGCGCCTGCTCATCCATGTGTTCGGCAAGGTTGTCTTCAAACTCCGGGCTGTCTTCCGTCTGCTCAATTTGCAGTAACGGCTCCCCGTCAATCCCAATAGTTACGCTTTCCGGATCTTCAACCTCGATCTCGATGGCAGGGCCAGCTTCCTCACCCATCAACTCTTCGATGCCTTGCGGCGCGGCGTACAGCGATTTCTCGATAGCCATAATCGTTCCTTAATAGTATTCCCGTTTTCTCGGGTACATCGGCTCGTCTTCCTCGTCCGTGTGAAGCCGAATAAGCCCACCCTTCCGATAACGCAGCAGTGCCTGCGTCATGGAGTCAACCAAGTCATCATGCTCCCCAGACGGGAATGATGCCACTTCTTCAACCAGTTCTTCCGCCCAGCGAGTCTCCGGCACCCAAACACGTCCAGAGGCAAACAGATCCGCAACCGCGTTCAAACGGGCAATCTTATCGTTTCCTTTACTGGGCGTGAACTCCTGAACCGGCAACCCCATGGCCCGAAGCTCAAAAATCAAAGGCGAGCCCGCTGCCTTGGCTTCAATAATGGTTGCGTCCGGGTTCCACTCCTTATATTCCTCGTACGCCTTCTGCTTCAGTTCCGGAAACTCCATCCGCCGCTTGAAGGCATTTAGAAGAATAATGTTGGATTGCGGGCGACCATTATCATCATCCTTTTGGAACACACCCCACGTGGTGCACGCGGAATAATCCGACCGCTCGGTCTTCAAAAATGCCGTATCCCACGACTGGATAATGAATTCACAGTACGGCGGGTCTTCCTTGTCCCATATTTGCCACCATTCCCGCTTGATAATCGCAGACACGTCCGAAGTCGGTGCCTGCATGTACTGTGCCTGCCATTTAGCGACAGGAAGTTCGTTTTTTAGAGCCTCAAGCTCCTCGATTTTCCAAAACTCAGGCCAAAGTGACCGCCCAGAAGGCAGAATTGCCGGAAATTCGATGACTCTCCACTCTTCCCCGTCTCGCTGGGACGCAGCCTTGACTACTTGCCCGGTCAGATCCTTCTTTGACCACCGCGTCATCACGACAACGATGGCTCCACCCGGTTGCAGACGCTGACGAGGACCAGATGTGTACCACTCGTAGGTCTTGTCATAAATCTCGGGGCTAGTTTCCGCTAGGGTCGCTTCCTGTTCCGAGTGAGGGTCGTCAATAATGAGGAGATCCGCGCCTTTACCCGTAACTGCACCGCCCACACCGATAGCGAAATACTCTCCAGCATGGTTAGTGGCCCACCGGCCAGCAGCTTTAGAGTCAGCTTGTAGCGAAACCTCTGGAAAAATGTCCTTATATTTGTCGGAATCAACGAGGTTCCTCACTTTCCGACCAAAACCCACGGCCAGTTCCGCTGTGTGCGACGTTTGAATGATTTTCTTGCCCGGATACATCCCCAAAAACCAAGCCGGGAGCAGGTAAGAGGCAAACTCCGACTTCGTATGCCGTGGCGGCATATTAATAATGAGTCTTTTCAGCTTGCCCTCGGCCACCTGCTGGAACGCTTCGGCCATTTTCTCGTGGTGCGCACCGTGAATGAAGCTCGGCCACACGTATTTCACGAATGCCATGAAGTCTTTGGCTACTAACTCCTTGGTTTTTGCCTTTCTCGCCTCCGCAATTAATTGACCAACCTTCTGCTGCGCCGCTGGCGGCAGTTTTGGCAACGCCTTTTCCGCTTTTTCAAGCAGTTGGGGGTTCATCGGCGGGGGTTTCTGTACCTAATTCAGCATCGAGATCGATTTCGGCCACGGCTTTCGGGGCTTCTTGCAGGGCATTCAACTCTTCCACGTCCACCACGTCTCCACCAAACAACTCCAGAGTCTTCTTCAACTCGTTTTCGATGTCGTTTATGGTTCTGTGGGTCACGTTTACGTCAATCCGCTCACTGAAAAGACCAACAGACGAGACTTTTCCAAGCAGTTCCAACGCTCTGAGCCGCACTTTTGAGTCCGGATCTGCCGTTTCGAGGAGCAATTTGTTTGTGACGTAGTTTCTGAGGCGACGGCCTACGTCCAGCACCTCGTGGTCCCACTCAGAAAGCATGGCTTCCAAGTGAACTATTGCACCGGGCGTTGCATTTTTGGGTAACGGTTTGGAAGCGGCGAAGGCAAGGTGCGCTTCTTTTTTATCCGCTTCGGTTACTTCGATAGGTAAACCGTTCTTATGCAGTTCCTCAACGGTGAGGAACATGGCGTGCGCCTTCTGCCGAAAGTCATCAATTTCTTCGGGCGTTGTGTTGAAGGGCAGCGGGATACCGACTTCTGGTGTTGCAACGATTGGCATGGGCGTTGTGGTGCTCCACTACCTTAAGTGCGCGGAAAGTAACAGAAATATATGTATATGCGCAAGAGGAGGTTGAGACTCCTTACCGGGGGGTCTTCTTAGTTTTAATAGTT